TAGCTACTCATATTGTTGATGGAATGAGCAAATGTACAAAGGAAGAACTTACTTTACGATTAGATATTTGTCATAAGTGTCCAGAACGAAAAGATATGACATGTACTAAATGTGGATGCTTACTTTCCGTGAAAGCTGGATGGAAAACAGCCGCTTGTCCAATGGATAAATGGCCTAAATTAGATAAATAATATATATTATGGCAATTACAAGAACGCAATTAATAAATAACTATGGTTTTAGAGTTACTAAAGATCATAAAAAAGTATTAACTAGAAAATTAGGTAAAGGAGATACAATAGATGTATTTGGAAACGCTTTATTTTTTGAAGGTAAATTAATATTAACCTTAGAATGGATGTCAGTTGATACATTTGGATCCTATTTAGAAAAGATGATTAGTACTATAAAAAGAAAACATTATGCCGAAAGAAAAGTATGATACAGAAATATTAGATGAAGCTATGAATAATGCTTATGATATTATCATAGGTAAGTATACATTTGAAGAGATTATGGAAACTACGGGAGAAGCTTGTTTACCTTTTGATATTAGAAAGGAAGATCCTGATTTAACAGGAATGATTGAATATTTTATAGAAACAGAAGAATATGATAAATGTACTGCATTACAGAAATTAATCAATGAAGAAACAAAAACGAGATGCCACGGTGAAAAATAGTTATATTGCTTTATTGCGAAAAACTAAAAAAGAGATTCAACAAGACAAATTGATAGAAAATTGTTGTGCATTAGCTAGTGTCTTGATGCAACAAAGAAATAATCCACATCGAAATTTGACTATAGAAGTTGAAGATTCAATAGCAGATGTATTATTATGGGTTGAGAGTGTTGCATTGGAGTACAATGAAGAACGAATAACTACACGTATAGCACGTGAATTAAGAAAACATAAAAAAATATTATAATTATGAAAGACAAACATGTGATTGAATTACAAGTTTTTTTTATGTATATAGTTATGATAATTTTATTTATAATAATAGGATATTAATAATTTAAATAAATTAAAATGAAAACTTTAAAAACACAATTACAAAGTAAAAAATTAATGTTAGCTGTAATATTATTTATTGCATCTATTGTATTTTTATTAACTGAATATGCAGATTTTGGTCAATGGGCTGATTTTGTAAAATGGGTATTTGGAATATATGCAGCTGGAAATGTAGGAGAGCATGTATCTACTAAAGTAAACCAATGAATGGAAAAAATAAGCGAACATATAAGTTATAAAGAAGGAGTTTATAGCCAAACGGCTTTACGCAGAGGTTTGAAAAATAAACCGAATAATAAGCAGTTAAAATGTATGATAGAAATAGCGGAATTAGTATTTGAACCTTTAAGAGAATGGGTAGGAGGACCAATAAAAATAAATAGTTTTTTCAGAGGAAAAGCATTGAATACAGCTATTGGAGGATCCAAAACTTCTCAACATATGAAAGGTCAAGCTATGGATATAGATGATACTTTTGGACATAAAACAAATGCTGAAATGTATTATTATATAAAAGATAATTTAGTTTTTGATCAAATGATATGGGAGTTTGGAGACGATCTTAATCCTAATTGGATACATGTAAGTTTTGTAACTCATAGGAAAAATAGAAAGAGATTAACTATTGCTTATAAAGATAAAGATGGGAAAAGTAGATATAAACACGAGGCTAAAAGTAGAACAATAACAGGTGCTTTATCTCCAACAGGAATATAATAGATGAAATGGATAGGTCAACATATATGGGATTTTATATCAAGATTTAGAAATATTGTATATCTTGAATATTTATTTCCATCACCTTCTACTACTATACTTGTAGTAGATCCAGATGGTAAAGTAGGTACTAATTCAGGTGCAGTAATAGGTGGAGTTAATTCAGTAGCTGTTGGACCAGCTGCTGTATCAACTGGAGTAGTAACTACTATAACTCCTAATGTAGGATCAGTAATAGTCATTCCCAATGCTTATGCAGGAACGACTAATGTAGGACATGTACCTGCCGGGGGTTCAGCCTCTACTTGGTTACGAGGAGATGGAACATGGGTTACTCCACCAGGAACTGGTGTAACAACTTTTACAAATGCAAACGGAACTTTTATTTCTGCAGGAACTGTTAATACTGGTGCAACCGGAGCAGTTACTGTAGGTACAATAGATTTATCTGCAACAGGGCTGGTATTCCCTGATACTACCAAATTTTTACGCGGCGATAATACTTGGGCAGTTCCTACTTATTCTGCTGGAACTGTTACTGGTTCTGGTACAGCAACTAGAGTAGCTTTTTGGGATTCGGCTTCTAGTATTGGTAGTGATGCTGATCTATATTGGGACAATGTCAATAAAAGAGTTGGTATCGGAACGATAGTTCCAGATGAGAAATTACATATTTTTCATGCAACAGTCCCTGTAGTTAAAATAGAGGGTGGTCCAGCTCCGTCTAGTGCATATCTTAACTTTGAAACTAATGCAGTTGATAGATGGAATATAGGGGTTCCAGCAGGGAAAACAAGATTAAACTTTAACAATAGCGTAAGTGATCTTGTTACAATTTTAACTACAGGTGAGGTCGGAATTGGAACGACTGCTCCAGATGAAGAATTACATGTAGAAGGATCTATAAAAATGGTAGATGGAAATGAAGGAGTTGGAAAAGTTTTAACTTCCGATGTTAATGGTGTAGGAGCATGGGCAGTTCCTACAAGTACATTTACTTTTGATGTAGAAGGATCCTCGGGTACTACGGAACCAATTAGTAGTGGCGATACATTAATCATTGCTCAGGGAACAGGTATAACATCTGTTTCTTCAAATCCCGATACGGTAACAATTACATTAGCTGATACCGTAGTAACCCCAGGAAGTTATACTTATTCAAGTATCACCGTGGATCAACAGGGAAGACTAACAGCCGCTTCATCAGGTGCGGCCCCAGGAACTATGAGCAGTTTTGACATTAGTGATGGTGTAACTGTCGAAACAATAGCTAATGGGAATACTCTAACATTTACTGCTGGATCTGGTATCACAGCCGTTGTGAGTGCAGTAGATACATTAACAATTACTAATACATATGTAATATCAGGAACTATTAATCAAATACCTAAATTTACAGCAGCAACTGCTATCGGCGATAGTATAATGAAAGAAGGTGGAGTTGCAGGACAAATTATAATTGATGGTGGTGTAACTACTCCTCGGTTAACTTTTGATGATAGTGGTGTAACTCAACTTGAAATACTTGGTGGTAGTACATACACTCAATTCACAAGTGTATCCAGTTGGGGTTATCTATTTAAAACTTCTACTAGTGCCAATGCAATAGCCATTGATAATACAAGTGCCTTTGTTGCTATAGGACCTACAGCAGGTGGTGGTGTAGTTTCACAATGTCATGTAGAAGGAGTTTCAAGTTCAAGTTCTGTACCTCTTCAAAGAATAGTATCTACTGGTACAATTTCTAATTTACAGTTTTTTAATGCAACTACTAGTACGAATGCTGCTACAGACGGTATGTATATAGGGGCGAATGGTTTATATGGATATATAATAAATAGAGAAACTGCTAGTTTATATTTAGGATCTGCTGGTAGTGTTGGAGTAACGATAGATGCAACTAATGATGTTGGTATTAATACTACTACTCCAGATGAGAAGTTACATGTTGTAGGCAATATCAAAATGGTAGATGGAAATCAAGGAGTTGGAAAAGTTTTAACTTCCGATGCTAATGGTGTAGGAGCATGGGCAACGATTCCTGCAGCTATACAAGAAAGTACACAATCAGGAGGTTCTGGAAAGATATCTTCTTGGCCTGCAATGACATATGTAATACCAAAAAAGAATGGTGGTACTTTTTTAAATGTTTCTAGTTTAAATATAAGTTTTAATAATTCTGTTACTATTGATCAAATTATGGCATGTTCAGGTGGTGAAATTTATTGTTTAAATGTTGCACTTGTATGCACTGATATTGTATTAGAGGAATGTGGAGAAGAAGGAACGATACAAATTGGAGTTATTAAAGATTCTCTTAGTGATGGTCAAACTCAATTTAATTATACTTTTATTCATTTATTGGATATGCCATTACCAGCAATTCCTAATACTATGTCAAAACAATGTATTGAAGTTACTTATGATATTGATGAATGTGATGCATGGACTTTTGCAGCTTATTTGAATTGTGACAACGAAGAATTTACACTTGATAATGTTTATATTTGGTGTACTTTAAATAAACGTTCATTTTGAATAAAATTAATTAAAAATAATGAAATATACAGTACAAAATATAATTGATAATATTCCAGTCGAAGTTTTCTTTGATGAAAGTATCAACTTATTAACTTTAGTAAATACGAGTCCAGCAGGATTACCTGTGAATGTAAATTTATATTTACAGAATAGAATTAATCTTGCAGAGATTCATTATATATTACTTAATACACAAATACCTGCAGGAACTTCATTAGAATTAGGATCTACTGAAATGCAGTATTTAAATGTTGTTAATAAGTTATTTATTCAGTCATTTAGTTTAACAGGAGATATAAATGTTATGATACATTAATGAATCATTTTCAACTTCGTCCTACATTTGTTAATACTAGAGAATTTTCTCCAGAAGCTAAAGAATTTTTAAAGAATGGCTATTATACTAATTCTCCTCCAGGAACTTATGCTTATAGAGAATATTGGGAAGAACAAACCAAAAGATGTTTAGAGGGATATAAAGTTGGAGGAGTTGAAATAACAGGTGCTCATTATTTTTATCTTAATTTTACCCAGATAAAAGCAACTGTAAAGCATGGAAAGTTGGAAAGAAAAGTTTTAACCTTTCCAAGTTTTCTTGATATGGATTATTATTATTTTTTAGAATGTCAATTAGCAAGAGAAAATGGACAAGGAGTTATTGTAGCTAAAGCACGTCGTAAAGGATTCTCGTATAAAAATGGTGCATTATGTGTATATCAATATAATTTCTTTAGAGATTCTACTAGTATAATTGGTGCATATTTGAATGAATATTCTGGAGCTACTATGAATATGGCACTTGAGATGTTAAATTTTTTGAATAAATATACAGCATGGGCTAAAAGAAAGAATCCAGATAGAAGAGATTTTGTAAAATCTCGATTTAAAGAAGTACATGAAGGACAAGAAATTTGGAATGGTTATAATAGTGAGATATTTACTTTAACTTTTAAAGATAATTTTTCTGCAGCTATTGGTAAATCTGCTGATCTTATGTTATGGGAGGAAGCGGGAAAATTTCCTAATCTTATTAATGCCTATATGGTAACTGCACCTGTATTTAGAGATGGAAATGTAATGATTGGAATGCCATTAATATTTGGAACAGGAGGTGATATGGAGGGAGGATCAAATGATTTTGCCGAAATGTTTTATAATCCAGAAAAGTATTGGTTAAGACCATATGAGAATATATGGGATGAAGGAGGTATGGGAACTAATTGTGGATTCTTTATTGATGATATGTGGTACAAGCCAGGAAAAGTAACTATGCCAGATGGTGAAGTAGTAAGGATGGTAGATAAAGATGGAAATTCATATAGAGAAGCCGCTGAAACTTTTTTAGATCAAGAACGTAGTATTATTAAGACTACTGATTCAAGATCAACTTGGGAGAAATATATTACTCAATCTCCGAAGACACCTAGAGAAGCTTTCTTAAAAACAAGTGGAAATATATTTCCAACTATTGAATTAAATTCTTGGCTAGCTGAAATAGAGGTTACTAAAAAAGCTCAAGATATGGCGATGGTTGGAGAATTATATTGGGAAAAAGATATGGTTAAATGGATGCCAAATATAGAATTGAAACCTATTATTAAGTTTCCATTAAAACCTACTGAAGATAAAACAGGATGTGTTGTTATTTGGGAACATCCTTTTAGGGATGCAAATAATGAAAGTCCTTTTGGATTATATATAGCAGGAACTGACCCTTATGATCAAGATAGTTCTACAACGAGTTCATTAGGAAGTACCTTTATTTATAAAACTTTTCAAAAATTTGATAAGACATATAATCTACCTGTAGCTGAATATACAGGAAGACCCGATACCGCAAAAGAATATTATGAAAATGTTAGGAAGCTTCTTACATATTATAATGCGCAAACCTTATATGAAAATAATTTAAAAGGTTTGAAGATATATTTTGAGCAAAAGAAGTGTTTACATTTATTAAAACCTCAACCAAGTATATTAAAAGATATTGTAAATAGAAGTACAGTAGCAAGAGGTTATGGAGTTCATATGAGTGAACCTATAAAAATTCAAGCTGAACTTTATTTAC